CGTTGTCAACAGACTTTGATGTTAACGCTGGCGGACATATCTATAATACATCTAGCGGAGCTAACCATACTAAAGCAGGCGGAAATATTGTAGAAACTGCGCCTGCTATTCATATGAATGGACCAGCAGCAGCTACAGCACCTAAAGCACAAGTTTTAAAAACACACAATCTACCAGATGTTGCTAGCCCTGGTGCAGACCTAACTGAAATGGTATCAATTTTAAGACGTGTACCTACAGCAGAACCGTATCCGCAGCATGAAAATTTAGACCCGTTGAAAGTTAAACCTGATATAACTGATAGAGACGCTGAAGGAAGACACACTTCGTCAACTACTACGATGAGTTTTGCTGGAACACGATGGAAAGAGTATACTACAGAGACTGATACATTTGAAAAAATAAAAGGACCTGAAGAGCAGGATGCAGACCCTTACATTTAACGGGTAAATACAACTATGACAGCTAGCCAAAGATTATATGATAAGATTGTTTTAAAAAGTGCAAACACTTCTGAATCAATTCCGGGTACTAGAACTTATAAAGGTTTTAGCACAGTTGCGTCTACGTCTAACAGTTTTGCGCTCTACGATTTAGAACTGATTAAACAAGATTTGTTAAATCACTTTCATATACGACTAGGCGAAAGACTAGAGCAACCAGAGTTTGGAACTATTATATGGGACATATTGTTTGATCCGTTAACCGACGAACTACGATCAGTTATTACAAAAAATGTAGAAACAATTGTAAATTATGATCCTAGAATACGTGCTGATCAAGTTATTGTAACCAGTTACGAAAGCGGTATACAAATAGAATGTACCTTGGTATACTATCCCTACAACATTCAAGAATCAATTCAATTAAGATTTGATCAAGACAACGGTTTACTGCTAGTTTAATAAACTACCCACATAATTTTAATCGATAAATACCTTATAAATGGGAATAAGGTATGTCAGCAACCGACAGACAAAATAGATTATTAGTAGCAGAAGACTGGAAACGAGTCTATCAAAGTTTCCGAAATGCAGACTTCCAAAGCTACGACTTTGAAAATTTACGTAGAGTAATGATCAATTATATCAGGGAAAATTATCCTGAAGATTTTAATGACTACATTGAATCTAGCGAATACCTTGCTCTTATTGATCTTATTGCTTTTCTTGGACAAAGTATTAGTTTCCGCATTGATTTAAATGCAAGAGATAACTTTTTAGAACTAGCAGAGCGTAGAGAAAGCATATTACGACTGGCAAGACTATTAAGTTACAATGCAAAGCGTAATGTTGCAGCATCTGGTTTATTAAAATTTACCACAGTTAGTACCACTCAAACAGTTTACGATTCTAACGGACGAAACTTATCAGGCCAGGTAGTTACATGGAATGATCCAGCAAATACCAACTGGTACGATCAATTTGTAAAAATTCTTAATTCAGCATTGCCCGCAACTAGACAGTTCGGTAATCCTGACGACAAAAATGAAATTTTTGGAATTCCTACAGAACAATATAGATTCCAAAGCAGTAACACTGATGTTCCAATTTACAGTTTTTCTAAAACAGTAGACGGAAAAAATTTACCTTTTGAAATTGTTTCTACAGTGTTTAAAGGTGCCGACGAGATATATGAAGAAGCACCATCAATTGGTAATCGACTGGCGTTCCTATATAGAAATGACGGTCGAGGTAACGGCAGCACTAACACTGGTTTCTTTATACATTTTAGACAAGGTATATTAAATCAAGGAACATTTTCTATTACACAACCATCAACTAATGAAACAGTTGATATTGATGCAACCAACATTAATAACTCAGATGTGTGGTTATATAGACTTGATCAGAACGGATTAGAGTCAGAATATTGGGCTCCTATTTCTTCCTTAGAGGGAAATAATACAATTTACAATAGCCTTAACAAGTCGATAAGAAACATCTATAGTGTTATCACTCGTGCTGGCGATAGAGTAACTTTATCTTTCAGCGACGGAACTTTTGGTAACTTACCGTTAGGCACATTTAGATCATATTATCGTGTGAGTAACGGAACAAGTTATATTGTTAATCCTAAAGACATTAAAAATGTTTCTATAGAAATCCCATATGTTTCTAATTTAAATCAGTTAGAAACATTATCTGTTACTCTTAGTTTACAATCTTCAGTTAGTAATTCTGTTGAAGCTGAATCAAACGCAAACATTAAATCTAGAGCACCGGCAACCTATTATACACAAAATCGTATGATCACGGGCGAAGACTATAATATTAGTCCATTAAGTGTCAGCCAAGAAGTTGTAAAAGTTAAAGCAGTTAATCGATCAGCTAGCGGCATTAGTCGGTACTTTGATCTTGTAGACCCAACTGGCAAGTACAGTAAAACTAATCTCTTTGCAGACGACGGCGTGTTGTATAGAGAAGAATTTACTGATAGTTTTAGATTTAGTTACACAACAAGAACAGATATTGAAGCAATGATCTATAATCAACTTACTGAGTATTTAAAAAGTACATCATTAAGAGATTACTATTACACTAAATTTATTGCTATTGCTACGGATTCTTTGAATGTGTCTTTTTACAATAAAACAACTGATATAAATCAATGCACAGGCTACATTGGCGGTACAACTCCTGATCCGTCTACTCCGTATAAAGTTGGAACTTTTTCAACTACACTTTTAAGATTTGTCACCAGTGGTGCCCTAGTTAAATTTGTTGCACCTACTGGAAAATATTTTGATAAAAGCAATAACAATGTACTTACAACTGGTGACGGTACTGCAAAAAATGCTAGTCGATATATTTGGACTAAGGTAATTTCAGTAGCCGGAGACGGTACTAACAACGGTACCGGAGTATTAATTGACGGGTCTGGGACTATCATTTTTAATGACATAGTTCCTAGCGGAGCATTGCTTGCTGAAATAATCCCAGCATGGAGAACAACATTCGATACTAATACAGTATCGACAATGATCGATCTAATGTTCGCTAATAAACCGTTTGGCCTTCGTTACGATGTTGAAGATCGTAATTGGAAAATTATTTTTGAGGTTAACCTTAATACTTCTTCTGATTTTAGTTTAGGCAAGCAAGGCGACAATTCTAATCAACAATTAGATTCTAGTTGGCTAGTATTGTTTACAACAGATACTGAATATTATACTGTTCAGTTTAGATTGTTACGTTATATATTTGAAAGCGATACGCAAGTACGATTCTTCTTTGATGCTAGCGATAAAATTTATGATACTAGAACTAATACTGTAGAAAAAGACAAGATAAAAGTCTTAAGTATTAATCCAGTACCCGACGATACTATCCCATTTACCTATGATAGAGATTGGGAAATTACCGAAGAATACACTGGATTAGATGGATATGTAGATACTAAAAAAATTCAAATATCATTTAGTGATACAGACGACGATAGTGTTGTAGATAATCCTGATATTTTCTTAGAAATAGTTGCGCCGTTAACTAACCCTACTTCAAAATATGTTGTTCAAGAATTGTATATTATTGAACAACAACAAGAAGATTATCGTTGGATAGATAATTCAACAGATACTGTTATAATATTATCCACACAGCCAGTTACTGGCGTTAACGGACAATATTATTATTTTATTGACACAGATGTTGTTAAAGTTTACAGCTCAACAACTGGAACTTTTACACCGTCTTTAAATTATAAAGTATATGTTGGAAGATCAAATTTAAAGTTTCAGTACATTCACAATGCCGATTACGAATCTAGAATTGATCCAGGATTAACTAATCTAGTTGATATCTTTGTATTAACCAAACAATATGATAGACAATACAGAGAATGGTTAAACGGATCTAGAGCAGTGCAACCTTTACCACCTAGTAGTGATGCATTATACAACTTATTGTCACCTGATCTTAACAAGATCAAATCAATAAGTGATGAAATTGTTTATCACCCGGCAAAGTATAAAGTATTATTTGGACCAACATCTACTATTGATGTACAAGCTACTTTTAAAGTAGTAAAAAATTCAGAAATTGTTATCAGTGATAATGATGTTAAGTCAAGAGTATTATCTGCAATAAGTGAATTTTTTAGCATTGAAAATTGGGAGTTTGGGGATAATTTTTATTTTAGTGAATTATTAACTTATGTAATGAATAGAATTGCTCCGAACATAGTTAACTTCTTAGTAGTACCTAAAAAGAGCGATCTAACATTTGGTAGTTTATACGAGATTAGGTCTGAAAAAGATCAGATTTTTATAAATGGCGCAACAATAGATGACATTGAAATTATTAGTGCAGTAACGGCAAGTAAATTAAAATCATCTGGTAATATTACTATTGCAGAAACAACAACAAGTCAACAAAGTATAACAAGTGGAAGTAACTGATGGCAACAAAAAATCAATCTGAATCAGCATTACCCGTTCCTGGTAACAACAATTCTAGGAAAACTTCGGATCTGTTACCTAGATTCTATAAAACAGACAGCAATAAGAAATTCTTTTCTGCTACATTAGATCAGTTAGTTCAACCTGGTACAGTAAAAAAAGTAAGTGGATATATTGGCAGACAAAATGCTAAGTCAGTAGTTGCTTCTGATGTTTTTATTCGAGCATCAGACACTACACGACAAAACTATCAATTAGAACCTGCAGCAGTAATTCAAGATTACTTAGGTAACGTTAACTTTTTTAAAGACTACATTGATCACATTAATCACGTAAAAGTATTTGGCGGAAATGTTGACAACCACGAACGATTAAACAAACAAGAATTTTATGCGTGGAACCCAAATATTGACTGGGATAAGTTTGTTAACTTTCAGCAGTACTATTGGTTACCGTACGGCCCAACACCTATTGAAGTTGCAGGACAGCAACTAGCAATTGAAAGTACATTTACTGTTGTTGCAGAAGATAACGGTGACAACTATGCTTATCTTTTTACTCCCGACGGCCTAACTAGAAATCCTACAATTACATTGTTTAGAGGTCAAACTTATAAATTTGACATAGATGCGTTACACAATCCGTTTGCTATTAAAACACAACGAGTTGCAGGAACACTTGACAGATTTACCGAAGGTGTAACTGGCAACGGGACTGAACAAGGAACACTTACTTTTGTAGTAGGTATAGACACTCCTGATGTACTGTATTATGTAAATGAAGCAGATGCTAATACAGGCGGAACGTTTCAGATTAAAGATATTGATGAAAACACTTTCCTTAATGTAGGCGCTGATATATTAGGTAAAAAATCCTATACATTGTCTACAGGAACAGCATTGTCTAATGGAATGAAACTATTTTTCTCAGGTAATGTATCTCCAGAAATTTACAGTAGCGGCTATTGGTATGTTGAAGGTGTAGGTACTACAATTAAACTAGTATCAGAAGTTGATTTAGAAATTAGTGGAACATACACTGAAGAAACTGCATTGTTATTTGATGATAACCCGTTTGACCTAGATCCATTTAGTACTATTACAAATACTCCTAAAGAAAAAGATTATATTGTAATCAACAGATCTAGCCCGGATCGAAATCCGTGGTCAAGATACAATAGATGGTTTCATAAAGATGTTATTACTGCGTCAGCGGAATCTGCTGGACAGTTTCCAGAGTTTGATCAAACTGCAAGAGCCAACAGACCTATTATCGAATTTAGTGCTGGATTAAAACTTTATAATTTTGGTCATCAAGCAAAGAAAAATGTTGACCTAATAGATAATTTTACCACTGATGTATTTTCTACAATAGAAGGTAGTCTTGGTTATAATATTGACGGAGTTGATGTTGTTAACAACATGCGTATCCTGTTTACCGCAGACCCTGACAGACTAGTTAATGGTCGAATTTTTAAAGTTAATTTTATAGAAGTAACAGTCCCTAATAGACAGTTTAATTTTAATGCAGTTACTGGTATAAATTTAACTACAAAAGTTATTACTACTAGTACTGTACACGGTTTAACAACAGGTAATCAGGTTATATATTTAAACAATGGCGAATTGAATATTAACGGATTAACTCATAGAAAAGTTTATTATGTTCGAGTTGTTAACGATACAGATATACAATTATACACTAATAAACTGTTATCTGTTGAAGCAAATATTTTCGACGTTGGCATTGGAACACACAGCTTTGAAGTGTTTACTGGCCTGCGTCGCCAGATTAATCTAGTTGAAGAAGCTGATTCTGCCCCATTAGAAAACGAAACAATATTAGTAAATCTTGGACAAGTTGAAGAACTTATTCCTAACTCTTTGTACGGCAATAGGGGAATGATGTACTGGTATAACGGTACTAAATGGAAACTTGGACCTATTAAATCTACTGTTAACCAGCAACCGTTATTTGATATATTTGACCCTAACGGTTATAGTTATAGTGACACTACAATTTATGACGGATCCAGTTTTAGAGGAACTAAAGTTTTTTCTTACAAAGTAGGCACTGGCACCAATGATTCAGTATTAGGTTTTCCGCTATCTTATCAAAATATTAATAATGTTGGCGATATACAATTTGAATTTAATTTACTTAAAGATAGCTTTACCTACAAAGACGTTGCTGATGTATTGTCAAAAACAACTAGTGTTGGATATTTAAAATTAGTTAATACTCTTACAAATTACACTTACGAGAACGGATGGAAAACATCTCAGATAGATAATATACAACCTGTAGTAAGAATATTTAAAGAAGAATATCGAACGCTATTTGATGGATCTAAAAATCTTATTGTAAATAATTTTCCAGTAGATGTTTTTGATTTTAAAGATCAATTAACAGATTTAGAAATAAAGGTCTATGTTAATGGTCGCAGACAAAACAAAGACTCATTTACAGTTATCAACGGCCCAACTTATAAGACTGTAGTGTTAACTACAGATGTAACTAATGCCGATGTAGTTACTTTAAAATGTTATGCTAAACAGTTAAAGAATGATAAGGGATATTATGAAACACCTATTAGTTTACAAAACAATCCTTTAAACAATGATGTTACACAGTTTACACTAGGTGAAGTCATTGATCACGTAGATACGATTGTAGATAATATAACAACCTTTTCTGGAACATATCCAGGCGACGGAAACTTGCGAGACATTGGAAATTTAACTCCGTACGGTGCCCGATTTGTCCAGCATAGTGCTCCACTAAACTTTAGCTTATATCATCTTGGATCTCAAACATCTAATATGTTTAAGAGTTTAGAACAAGCTAGAGATGATTACGGCAAATTCAAACGAGCATTTATTACCTATGCATCTAATGCAGGAATTGACACTGATCCAAGACCGTTTGTAGATATTATTCTAACTGAGCTTGCCAAAGATAAACCTAAAACAAGTCCATATTATCTATCAGATATGTTTGGATATTCTGGTTCTAAGAGATTAGAATACACAGTGCTTGACGGCAGAATTAAAACATACCCATTAACTTCTGCGTTTAACCTTGCTTTATTATCAAATAAAGCAGTTGGCGTTTACCTCAACGGCAATCAATTATTGCACGGCCGTGATTATACATTTGGAACAGATGTATTTTTTACTATCTTAGTTGAGCTAGTTGAAGATGATTTAATTGAAGTTTACGAATACGAAAGTACCGACGGCACCTTCTGCCCACCAACTCCGACTAAACTAGGTTTATATCCTCTGTTTGAACCTAAAATATATACTGACGACACTTACCTTGAACCTACTACAGTTATTCAGGGCCACGATGGTAGCATAACAATAGCCTATGATGACTACAGAGATGATCTAATCCTAGAATTAGAAATGAGAATTTTTAATAATATTAAAATTTCTTACAACTCTGATATTTTTAATATCTATGATTTTATTCCTGGGTATAGTAGAACAACTGAGTACTCTAAATTTGAAACTGATAATGTCCTGGGACAATTCTTTTTCCAATGGACAGCAAATGTTAACCAAGATTTTACACAACCAAATATTGATTTATGGTCTAGATTAAATCCGTTTACATTTAATTATAGAGGTAATTTTGCTCCTAATGGCACTGATATTCCAGGATTCTGGCGCGGTGTATATCGCTGGATGTTAGATACAGATAGACCACATACCCATCCTTGGGAATGTTTAGGGTTTAGTATAGAACCAACATGGTGGCAAGATGTTTACGGAACAGTGCCCTATACTAGTGACAACTATGTATTGTGGGAAGACATTCGCCAGGGTATTATTAGACAACCTGGCGTTCCTATTCGAATTTTAGAAAAGTTTGCTAAACCTATTCTTTCTTCAGGCAAACCTGTTGACGAAGACGGCAATTTAATTAGTCCATTATATGCAAGTTATGCAAATGGTCCTATAAAAGAAACTGCAGAAGGCTCATGGGTATTTGGTGATCAAGCACCTGTAGAGACTGCATGGAGACGTAGTAGTTATTATCCATTTGCATTAATGCAAACAGCATTGTTGTTACATCCTAACAAAGTATTAGGTTCAACATTTGACAGAAGTAGAATTGTTAGAAATCTTAGCAATCAATTAATTTACAAAGATACAGGTAGAAGAATTAGACTTGAAGACCTTGCTGTTACCTCAACCGCGTTAAGCTCTACAAGAGTATATACTGCTGGATTAGTGAATTATCTTGTAGATTATTTGACCAGTGATACTACTGCTTTATTAGATCAGTATGCTGATGATTTACAATCTCTTACTACAAAAATTGCCGCAAAACTTGGCGGGTTTACATCGAAAGCTAAATTTAAATTAATTCTTGACAGTAAAAATCCCAGTAGTTCTGGAGGAGTTTTTATTCCGGAAGAGAATTATAATATTTTCTTAAACACTAGTTCCCCTACAAATCGATTAGCATACAGTGGCGTTGTTATTACAAAATATGCCGACGGTTATGAAATTAGAGGGTACATTAAAGATCAACCGTACTTTGTTTATTATCCCTATCAGCAAAATGAACGGGTTATAAATGTCGGCGGAATTTCTGAAAGTTTTATTAACTGGGAGTCTGACAAATATTATACTGCCGGAAAACTTGTTAGATATAACAATCAATATTTTAGAGTAAAGATCACTCATCAGTCAACTACTGAGTTTGATCCTGATTATTTTACCCGATTGGCTGCACTACCTGTTACAGGAGGCCGAGAGGCAATTATTAGAAAGTCTTGGGATAAAAACACTAAGATTACAATTAGCTACGGAACAAAATTTAAACAAATACAAGAAGTTGTAGATTTCTTGCAAGGCTATGGGGCATACTTACAAGAACAAGGATTTGTATTTGATGAATATAATCAAAATTTAAAAGCAGTTGACAGCTGGGAAACTTCAGTAAAAGAATTCTTATTTTGGTCCACACAAAACTGGGCAGTAGGGTCGGCATTAGCAGTAAGTCCTTCGGCTAGATACATGCTAGTCAAATCTGACACGGCGGTAGTTGATAATATTCAAAATAGTTTCTATGGCTATAAAGTTTATCGTGTTGACGGTGAAAAAATAGATCCAGAATTTACAAACACTTACAGAGAAGAAAACGAGTTCTCACTCTCTCCTCAAAACACAAATCACGGATTGTATGGAGCAGTATTACATACAGTTCAAAAGGAACATGTGTTAATACTTGACAATGTAACACAGTTTAATGATATAATTTATGATCAAGCTCCTGGATATAGACAAGAGCGAATTAAGATTCTAGGATATGTATCAGCTAATTGGAATGGTAGTTTTAACGTGCCTGGATTTATTTTTGATACTGCTAGAATAGCTGACTGGACTCAATGGTCAGATTATAATCTAGGTGATATTGTAAAATATAAAGAATTCTATTATTCTGCAAAGTCATTCTTGCCTGGAGTAGCTGAGTTTGATAATTCCAGTTGGGTATTATTAGAAGAAAAACCAACAGCACAGTTGTTACCTAACTGGGATTATCGTGCCGAGCAATTTACAGATTTTTATGATCTTGACAGCGATAATTTTGATTCTGAACAACAAAAAATGGCGCAACATTTGATTGGTTACCAGAAACGTCAGTATCTAGAAAATATTATTCAAGACGATCTTAGTCAGTATAAATTCTATCAAGGAATGATTTCTGAAAAAGGTACACAAAATGTTTTTAATAAATTATTTGATGTATTAAGTGCAGATGGCCAAGAAAGTTTAACATTTAACGAAGAGTGGGCAGTTCGTGTTGGTGCATACGGTGCAACTGATTCTTACAAAGAAATAGAGTTTAAATTAGACGAAAGTTTGTTTAAATTAAATCCGCAACCAATAGAATTAACTTCAACTATTAATCCTTCAATAGTTGACTTTGTTTATAGACAAGTTCCTACAGATATTGTTGTTAAACCAGTAGGGTATAATAATGAACCTTGGCCAGTAGAAGGCACAGAACAATATTTAAGAACGCCGGGGTATGTCAGATATGAAGATGTTAAATTAAATGTTGATTCTCTTGAAGATGTAATAGCATACGATATTTCCACGTTTGAAGAAGGTGATTATATTTGGTGCGCATTTGAAAATAAATTAAATTCTTTTAATGATTATTGGAATGTTTATAGATTTACTAAAAATACTTTTGGAATTGCCGATGTCGAATACGCTTCTGGCACACTAACCCTTCAATGCGATAGAACTCCGAATGTAGCAGCTGGAGACATTATTGGAATTGAAAATGCCACTGCTATTCAAGGTTTTTATACAGTAGCATCTATAGTAAACAAAAATATTATCATCAAGACAACTATTAAAGATTGGACATCCCCGTTTACTGATAGTTCTGAAATTTTAACATACAAGTTTATTAGATCTAGAATTGATAATGCTAACAATATTAACGATTTATTACCACCAAAGATAAAAGCCGGCGAACTTATCTGGGCAGACAATAACGGTAACGGATTAAAAACTGTTTATGAAAATAATAAAGTCTATGGTCAAAAAAGTTTATCTAAGGCATCGCCGATTTTACCAAATGTAAATTTTGGTAAAAAAGTAGCAATGTCAGAAAATGGAAAAACTGCCGCTGTGGCCGATAATAATAAAGTAACAATCTTTGTTAAAAATTCCTTGGGCAACTGGCTAGAACAGGATATAATGACTGCTGACTTTGAATCGTCAGTAACTACTATTGCTAGATCTACTGCTAGTGGTACAAATATTATAACAGCCGACGACACTTATAGTTTTGAATTAAACGATCCTGTAATGTTTTCGGGAGTAACTGTCGGTAGTATTATTAGTGGTAGAACATATTTTGTTAAGACGAAGCCCAGTAACATTACATTCACAATATCTGAAACACCAGGTGGCCCTACATTTGAGCTAACTTCTGGTTCTATTGAAATGAATGTACACCTTAAATTAGAATACGGAACTGAAATGTGTTTTAGTCCTGATGCTGAATGGTTGGCTATTGCTGCTCCTAGAGCAAGCAATGTTCGGTCAGCCTGGCGAGGTGATTACGATGGCGGCCACGAATACAATGCCGGAGATGTTGTACAACTTAGAACAAACTTTACAACTGAGCGTTCTTTAAATTCTCATTGGACAGCTAGAGGAAACATTCCTGCAGCAGATTGGAGTACTATAAATTCTTTTAGTCAAGATTGGTTAGCAACTGATTTAATTACAGTTAATAAACAATTTGCAGACGCTGCTTACCTTACAAACAGTTACGAAAATCTTGGATATGTTGATTTATATAGAAGAAGTTCGTCGACTGGATCGTACGATCTAGCTCATAGTTTCGTAAGCCCTAATCCAACACAGGGCGAACGCTTTGGTTCTAAAATGGTAATGGCTCAGTCTGGCAGTGAGTATGTACTAGCAGTTACTAGTCCAGGAACAGATACAGAATCCGTTGATTCTACTGTAGTTCAAGGGCGTGTTTACATGTATAGATACGGTACTGGCGCCGGCGACGATAGTTCTGTTAGATGGCAAATGGATTATGATAGAAATTATCAGGGAGCATTTGATTCTTCTAGAAGTTATCTGCAAGGTGATATTGTATTCTATGATTACAATTTATATGAGTGTGTTGGTAATACAGATTTTCAAAATCCTGCACCTGACCAATCAAGTCTTTGGTCCCCAGTAACAAAGTCAAATATTCTAGGGTATTTCCCTCAAGAATCAAGTTTATTTGATGTTAACAATAACGATCTAACGTTGGCAGCATTAGAAGGACAGACAATTGAATCTGTTCAGCCTGGCGATAAGTTTGGCGCAGCAATTGACATGTCCAGTGACGGACAGACACTAATAATTTCTGCTCCAGGAGCTGACCAGGATACCTACGAAAATTATAAAGGACCGTTTAGAACATCATTGAAATATTTTGAAAATGATGTAGTTTATTACAACGGATACTACTATAAGTTTAATCAAACAGCTAGTGCAGATCCTATTATTTCTTTTAATACTACACATTGGGATAAAGTGTCTACAGAAACTAGAAGTATAAATTCGGGTAAAGTCTTTATCTATACTTACAACGGTGTTGGATACGAACTAACACAAACATTAACCAGCGACAACGTAGACATTGAAAGAGAAGACCAGTTTGGTGAATCTATTGCAGTATCCGCAACTGGTGGATACATTGCAGTAGGTACCTCATTATATGATTCTAACAAACGTGATGCAGGCCGAGTTATTATTTTTAAGAAAGGTACAACCTACACTAAGAATCAACTACTATACAGTTATACTAAAGAAACTTTTGAAAGATTTGGTGCTTTTGTAGACTTCATGAATGACGATGAAACTCTAGTAGTATTCTCAGGTAATGGTGATGTTGAACGTGTTACTACATTTGATCTAGGTAAATTAACTATTGATAATAATACGCTTAGAATTGCTGACTTACAAGTTGACACTGGCCGAGTTGATATTTTTGACAAATACAACGAAAATTATATCTACGGTGAAAGCCTTGACACTTCTGTAACAAATGATGACACTGATAGATATGGTGCATCTATTGCAGTAGGTAATAATAACATCTATGTTAGTTCCCAACGCGACGATGGATCAACATCTACATTTGTACAAAGAGAAGGTAAAGTTTATGCATACTATAAACTTGCTAATGCTACATCTTGGTCTGTACTACACCAAGAAGTTAAAAAACCAAATGTTCGTAAGATTAAAAAATCATATCTATACAACACAACTACTAGTAAGTTAATTTCTTATCTTGATGTTGTTGATCCTATACAGGGAAAAATCCCCGGACCAGCAGATCAAGAAATTAGATTTAAAACATATTTTGACCCTGCTGTTTATTCAGTAGGAACTAGCGCGGTTAATGTTGACGTTGGTATGAACTGGACAAAATCGCAAGTTGGTATGTTATGGTGGGATTTAACTCGCGCCAAGTTCTTAGACAATCAAATTGGGGAAACAATTTATAGGTCAACTACTTGGAATAGGTTGTATGAAACTGCCAGTATTGATATTTACGAGTGGGTTGAAAGCAAATTCTTACCTGCCGACTGGGACATCTTATCAGGTACTGATAAAGGAACTGCTGCCGGTATTAGCGGAACATCAAAATATGGTAGTGCAGTATACAGTGTAAAAAAACGATACGATAATGTATCGAAAACTTTTATAAACACTTATTACTATTGGGTTAAAAATCCTACAATTACTCCTAATGTTTTAGACAGAAAACTATCTGCATTTAATGTTTCAAATTTAATTGCAGACCCAACCGGGCAAAATTATTCTTGTATAGCGTTAACTGGCGCCAACACATTTAGTTTAATCAATGCTACTAGTTTAATTGAAGGTACTAGTTCAAATTTAAATATTCAATACTGGATTGTTGATGCTGATTACACACAACAAAATGCTCATAGTCAGTGGAAAATTATTAGTGAAAATCTTAATACTGTTATTCCTAGAGAAATAGAAAAGAAATGGGTTGACAGTTTAGTGGGTAAAGATGCGTTTGATAGAGTTGTTCCTGACCCTAGTTTGCCTATTAAACAACAATATGGCATTTTGTTTAGACCTAGACAGAGCATGTTTGTTAATAGAACTGAAGCATTAAAACAATATATCGAACGTGTAAATTCTGTACTAGCTACACGGTTAATTGCTGATGACTATGATACAAGCAATTTATTACTAGTAGATCCTTCACCTAGTCCTGTATTAGGATTATGGGATTCTTCAGTTGATACAGAAGCTGAATTAAGATTTATAGGTACTGCTAATCTTAGAGCTGCAATCTTAGAACCTATTATCATTGATGGTAGAGTTTTTGGAGTTACAATTATTGATTCTGGGTACGGATATATTAATGCACCATACTTACATATAACAGGGCAAGGAAAGAATGCTAATGTTAAGACAATTATTAACGCCACTGGACAAGTTACAGGTATAGAAATTATCAATAAAGGTGAAGGTTACTTAGATAATACAATATTTGAAATTAGACCATTCTCAGCGTTGGTACTCAGCGACTCTACTACTTTTGACAAGTGGAGTATATATGAATGGAATTCGGCAACAGTAACATGGGAAAGAACTAGAAGTCAGGGGTACGATGTTACAAAATACTGGTCTTATCAAGACTGGTATAGTGCCGGATACAATCAGTTTACTAAAATTGACCATGTTGTTGAAAACACCTATGAGTTAGCCACTCTCGATGTTGAAATTAATCAAATTGTTAAAGTTAACAATATAGGTACAGGCGGCTGGTTACTATTAGAAAAATACGCTAATATAGCAACAATTGATTATACTGAAAATTATAAAGTTATTGGTAGACAAAATGGAACAATAAAGTTTTCCAGCAGCCTATACAATTTTAGTAATTCTATTATAGGATATGGTAGTGATTTGTACGACAGTACATATTATGATAATTTAGCTGTTAAAGAGCTAAGAATTATTATTGATACTATTAAAACTAAAATACTAGTTGACGATTTAAAAGTTGAATACTTAAAATTATTCTTTTCTAGTGTAAGGTATGCTCTGCAAGAACAAGCATTTGTTGATTGGGCATTTAAAACAAGTTTTGTTAAAGCTACACACAATGTTGGAGATTTAAAACAAAAAGTTACCTACAATAGTGACAACCTTGAAAGTTTTGAAGACTATGTTAATGAAGTTAAACCTTATAGAACTCAAGTTAGAGAGTATATCAGCTCTTATTCAAAAGTAGATCCTAATCCAAATAGTGTAACTGACTTTGATCTTCCTCCATTGATTAATGAAAACTTTACAGTTGATCCGTTAACTGTTAAAATTTCTTCTACCGGAGCAATTGAAAGCGGGTACGCTGTTTTACAACAGTATCCGTGGAAACATTGGTACGATCATGTTGGATTTAAAATTACCACTATTGAAATTGTTGACGGAGGCTCAGGCTATATCGACAATCCAGTAGTTAGGATTAATGGTGGGTTTGGGACTGGCGCAGTTGCTAAGGCTTATATATCTAATGGTAAAGTTAACAGAATACAATTGGTTAATTCTGGAACTGGTTTCTTAAAAGCTCCTGAAATTGTAATTGACGGTGGTCTTGCAGTCGACGGAGTTCAAGCTAGAGCTGTGGCTATTATTGAAAGTGAAGTTGTACGTGCTAATAAGATTAGTATTAAATTTGATAGAACTAGCAAAACTTATTTTGTATCTGAAATTACAGAAACAGAAACATTTGTAGGAACTGGTTCAAGACTACAATTTGCTTTAAAATTCAGCCCATTAACTAAGATTGGTACGTCGTCTGTTAAGTTATATCAAGTAGGATTAGATCCCGATAATGCAACAGTTACGGGGGTTGATGTTCTTAGAGAAGATTATACATTAACTAGTAAAAAATCAACTGCAAAAGGTTACACAAGTTATTCAGGATTGTTAACTTTAGCTACTGCTCCTGCAGTAGGCGAAACAATTAGAATAACTTATACAAAAGATTTTAACCACCTATCTGCAACTGATAGAATTAAATTCTATTATAACCCAACAACTGGAATGTTAGGCAAAGACGCAGACGACTTCTATGCTCAACTAATGACAGGTGTTGACTACGGCGGAGTAAGCCTAACTGGATTAGGATTTAACATTGGCGGTGGATGGGATACTCTTCCTTTCTTTACTGACAGTTGGGACGGATTTGATGCAGACTTTGACGACTACATTAAAGTTGTAGGATCAGACAGTGATGCACACTACGAGCACCAACTACCTTATACTCCTACTGCTGGAACAATTTTAAATGTTTATGTAAATGAACAACGAATTGATGATCCGTATTTTGATCTATATGATGGTTCTACTGTACAACCTAATGGCAGAAAAGTTGCGCCAGCCGGAGCAGTGATGAAAACTATCACTGCCAGCGGCACAACAGATATTTTCTATTTGCCAAACAACAGTGATGGTACTTATCTTGACATAAATGAAGGAGATAGAATTATATTCCGTAAGAATACTAGTGACGGAAGTATTACTCCTCGTCCAGAAGAATACGATACACAACTAAGTGGCGGAAATCTAGCATACACTACTGCTACTGGCCTAGCCACAGACGACATTAATATTGATGGCGACGGATTTGTAACTGCAATGACTAGTAATGCCCCAGAAGAAGTTGTTCCTGGTCAAATTGTAGATACAGTGGCCATCAAAGTGTTCCAACTACCAACGTCTGGATCTAGTAAGATATTGTTTAAAAATTATATTGGCAATGGATCTAATACTGAATTTAGTCTAGCACAGATTCCATTGCAATCAGCAAGTGTGTTTGTAAAATTAGACAATCTAATTTTAACACAAGGTGTTGATTATATAATTAATTGGGCACAGAAGAAAGTTGTACTTTCTGTAGCCCCTGCTAATAAGAAAATCGTCAGTGTAATTACATTTAGTATTGCTTCAGAATTTTTATTAGATACAAATTATTTTGTTTCTGATGGTAGTACTTTGGAATATATCACAAATGCACCTTGGTCTAATGATGATTCTACTGCGTTTGGTAGCATTGTTCTTGTTAACGGAGCAACAGTAGCATATGAATTATTTAGAACAGACAACAGCTATGCTAGACCAAATTGTGTAGGAATTAATTTAACTGCTGTTCCGGCAGTTGATGCATTAATAACATATATGATCACTAGTGATGCTAATTCTTCTGCATCTGTTATTAAGACTGAAGAACTAGCAGTAGATGGTAGTACTACAGTATTTGATATAGTGAACCCGGTGGGGCTTGCATTGCCGTATGAAAATAATATTCTTGTGTTAGTAGACGGAGAAATATTAATACCGTCTATGACAGAATATTTCACCATGAAAGATAATTCTTTAACGTACAATCTTGCTAAGTTTAAGAGCGAACCTTTTGTAATTAACCCAGTTGATTGTAAAGTTTACATTGATGGAGAACTACTATCTTATAGTTCTCAATATGTGTTTGATTTGTCAGTTGTGTCAATAACATTAGATCCTTCAGTTTACAATGAAGGTAGCGTGTTAGCTATTGTCAATTACAGAGATAGTGAATATACTATTGATAATGATAGTACTGTTGCTCAAATTACTTTTGCAACTGCTCCTCTTGCAAACAGCACAGTTGAAGTTGTTACTTTCTACAATCACAATGTAGAAAATATCATTCGCACTAATGAATTTGTAGGCGTTACTAGCTCGTTAGATATCGATACTCCCGACTACTACAGATATCACAGCCTAGCTGGAAATCAATTAGAATTGTTTAAGTCTGTAAAATTTGATGACTATATTTGGGTTATTAAAAATAATCAAATGCTAACACATAGCGTTGATTATCATTTAAATTCAAATCTACGTAGTATTACATTGGCTGTTCCGTTAATAAATTCAGACGTACTAGATATAGTATTGTTTAGTGATGATCACATAACGCAAGGTTACGGTTGGATGCAGTTTAAAGATATGTTAAATCGTACACACTACAAGAGAATTTCTAAAGCTAAGAGTACTAGATTAGCAGCAGATCTTGGACAGTTTGACATTCAGATAACAGTCGAAGATGGATCAACTCTAGCACCGCCTAATCCTACTCTAAACTTACCAGGTGTAGTAGAAATACTTGGAGAAAGAATTGAGTACATGTCTAAAGTTGGAAACACATTAAGTAGACTTCGTAGAGGTACATTAGGTACTGGCGTAAAAACAACCTATGTTGCAGGTACACTAGTTCAAGATATTGGGCCTACTGAAACTATACCTTATGCTGATCAAACTATTGTCAAGAAAGGCGACCCAATAGATACTCCTCAGTTATATACTAATGGAACTTTAGAATTGCCGTATGTACCAAACATTAACGATATAGAAGTATTTGTAGCGGGCCGTAGACTTAAAAAATCTAGTTACCAGTTATTCCAACAAGAAGCAATACGTCAAGGTAAACTTGATGCTACGTTAGCTAGCAATGACAAAGATTATCCTGACAGTTCTGAGGGTGACATAACATTTGCTGCTGAATTTGCAGTTAATGGAACATCTACATTACAACTAACAGAACTACCGTTAATATTATTAGAAGATTCGTCAGAGAATAAGTTTGAAGTAATTGTTGTTAAGAAAATTGGACAAGTTTGGGAAGATCCTGGACGCACGTTACAGCAGTCTAATGGCGCTGTAGCTAAGTTCTTAAAAGACACTGAGACTAATTTCCCAGAATATCCTGTGGAATAAATATGATTAAATATACTAAAGAGAGCAATTATGCAAGGTAAAGATTTATCCGGAATCCACATCGAAGGTCATATAAAGATACATGATCCAAAGAGCGGAGAAGTATTCATTAATAAACGTAATGCTATCCATTATGAAAATATGAGTATTTCTCTAGCAGAAAGCATTGCCAATGCCGGGCAAGGATTCATCTATGAAATGTCATTTGGCAACGGTGGAACCACAATAGACCCAACTGGTATTATTACCTACTTGACCCCTAATAGCACTGGAACAAACGCTAGTTTATACAACGAAACTTATAGTAAAGTGGTTGATGACCGCGCAGTTGTAAATTTAGATCCTACAAGAAATAAAATAGAAACACGACATGTAACTGGTACAAACTATACTGATGTCTTTATTACATGTCTATTAGACTACGGCGAGCCTGCAGCTCAAGAAGCTTTTGATAATACAAATAATAACGAAAGTGCTTATGTATTTGATGAATTAGGACTACGTGCATATAGTACAACGGGTACTGGTAGATTGTTAACGCATGTTATCTTCCATCCTGTGCAGAAATCATTAAATCGTTTAATTCAAATTGACTATACTGTGCGTATTCAAAGTCTAACAGGTCTAAGTGAGGTAGCATAATGTCATATCAAATAGACCGTACTGATAAAACAAACTATGGTAGCATTACTGTAGCAGATCAAGAAATTAATCAAGAAACAAGTCTAGGGTTTGTTGGTAAAAATTATACAGGTTATGCAAAAACTTTTGGTGAAAACTTTTTACACTTATTAGAAAATTTTGCAAAAGCTACTGCACCAACAAATCCAGTAATTGGACAACTATGGTATGACACTAATTCTACAGCAAATCCTTCACAACCTCAGTTAAAAGTATACGATGGCACTAAATGGGTAGCAGCCGGTAACGTTGAACGTAAACCTAATCAGCCAACCTCGGCAACAATTGGGGATTTATGGGTAGATACTGCTAATCAACAACTATACTTGTGGTCAGGATCAACTTGGATATTAGTAGGACCTCAATTTAGTGAAGGTACACAATCTGGACCTGTGGTTGAAAGTGTATTTGATACATTAAATTCACCACATGTTATTATAA